CCCGTCATAGCATCAGGGGATACCATCTATGTACTAAGGAAAACTTATAATTTATCTAATATTGTTACGTTTACCTCAGGCTCTAGGATTACTGCATCATCGCTAAATCAATCTGCAGAGCAAATGATGTTCCTAGTTCAGGAAGTTTTAGAAATGGTTCAGAATTTCCCAAAGCTGAATCCATCTGTTGGACAACCAGAGGGTATATGTCCTCTTAATGCAGATGGCGTAATAGCTGCGGCATATATAGATCCAATAGTATCCTTAGCTCTTACTGTAGGAGACGGGGTCGAAGGTAGTGGTACAGCCGCTTCTCCTATCAAGGTAAAAATAGACGGAGATTCTTTAACTGCTAGTACTTCAGGTTTGAAAGCTGACGTTCAAGACTCTCTAACGTCTACGTCTACAACTAAACCACTATCGGCAGCTCAAGGTAAAGCTCTTAAAGATGAGATTACTTTACTGGGTACTGCGATTGTATATAAAGGCGGAGTGGATATAGCTGCTACCTATGCTCTAGGCGACCCAAGTGCTGGGTGGACAATAACACACACCGGATCTGCTACAGGTTCAAGTCGAGGTTCGGGTTGGGCTGGTACTGATACTACAGGAGATGGTTCAAGCGATACTGGAAGTATAGCAACAGGTACAGTCTTAAGATATGATGGGGCACAATGGGATGTAGTACAGTCATCCAGTAATCTACTGGCTGATGGTAGTGTAGCTCTAACTGGAGCTTGGAATGCTACGGGCGGTACGATTACCGCAGATACCCAAACAGCTAACATGGGAAATGCTACTGATGGTACGGAGAAGCGAGTAGCTTCTGTTGAATATGTAGAAGATGCTATTGTTAATACCAAAGTAGACGAACTAGCCGATGCTTATGTTGACGCGGAACTAAACGCTGCTACAGCAACTGTTACTATTACAGACTTTACTGAACTCAACGGCGGCGATAGGGTAAACCTCATTGCTACTGATACAACCAACTATAATTTTGTTAATGGTGATCAAAGTTCAGTAGCAGGAACGTGGGAATCCACAACATCTAACGATGCCACAGCTACCAATTTAATGAATGTCATCAATACTTCATCGGGTCCAGCCGGAACTAGATTTACTGCCACGGTAGATGGGGCGGTTGTAACTATAACTCAAGCAACAGCAGGTTCTGCTGGAAATACCGCAATTACTTTAACGGATTCTGGAACTGCTGGTATGACAAAAACAGACTTTACTGGCGGGGCTTCTGGACCAGTTACAGGAGACTTAGTATACTATGATGGTAACTCTTGGGAGCCCATCCAACTCGAGAATTCATTTACTACGGGAGAAAAAGTTATCACTACGGGTAGTAGTGTTAGTGGTCTTACCGATGTTGATACTACCTCGCCAACTAATGGACAAGTTTTACAATATACTACTGCAGGTTCTTTAAACAAATGGAAACCTGCCACAATCACTTCAGAAGAATTTATGATTACAGTTGGAGGTACTGGAGATGGAGCAGCAGATACTGATGAATCAGATCACGTAGATGACGCATTCAATGACTCTAATTTAGGGCATACAGGAACAGCGGCATCAACTACGGTTGCTGGTTGTACCTTAAGAAACAGAACGTATAATATAGGTAACGGGGGAGCAGTAGCTCAACAAGTTGAAATCCCCAACAAAACAGGTATGACCTTTCAAAACGGAGCGATAGAATACCAGCTCACAGATACAGCTAGCACAACTATGGTAACAGTTCCATCAGCTGCTAACTCGTCAACGACATCGGCTGAAGTTGCTCTTGCTGGGAGAACTCAATTATTATTAACCGATGCTTCTCTTTTTAAGGTTGGAGATTTAGTCCATCTTGAGTGCGCTACGGATGAAGACTTAACTGTTATATATAATTCCGAAGATGCAGATGCTAAGATGTACGGTCTTCAGCTTGTCACTATTACTCGAATAGAAACGAATACTATTTACTTTGACAATCCTCTCATGATTGAGGCTTCTTCAGGCAAGATAACCGCTAAGAAGTATGGCACTGGGACTGGCACTAGTCAAGCCCAGTTAAAAAACCTAACTCTAAACAATATGCGGTTCACTGATAGATATGGAGATATCTTTACACTCGCTGATAACCCAATAACGGCTACGGATGGGGCTACAACTAGTGTAATTGAGTTGCCTTATCAACACGGCATGGCAGTAGGTGGAAAAATACGAGTTTATGATATAGATGCTACAGGTAAAATAGCAGCATCTAGTGATATCAACGGACAACGGACTTTAACCGCAATTAATACTATAGCTGCGACGGCTACAATAAACGTAGGTGGAGAAGCAGGAACTAAACCAGGCGCAGGAGAGCAGATCACAATTATCTCTACTGACGGTACTTCTGTAACGTATACCGCTGTAGCAGGAACTGCGGACTTATCTAGTAATCAGTTCAGTATAGACACCAACGCCGACGATGTCGCAGAGTCCTTAGAGAACGCTATAGAACACGCTAGCGGACATGCTGGTAAGATAACTATATCTAGAGCTAGCCATGTTATAACCATGACACAGGCTACTGCAGGTAGTCAAGGCAATAAAACAACTACAGAAAACTTAAGTAATACTACCGTAACAGACTGGGCAAACGGAGCTAATAAAGTTACCTTCGCAGCTGGCGCAAGTTGGGATAATGGTGGTGGAGGCGGAACTTTTGCTACTGGAGGAGCTGCAGCCATAGTTACTATTAATGAACATATTGGAATGCATTTAAAATACGGTACTGATATCGTAATCAGAGATTGTGTATTCGAAAACTGGTGGGAAATCGGGCTAAAACTAGAGAGATGTAAGAATGTAACGATAGAAAATTGTACATTCCAGGATTGCGGAAATCTTACGAGTCGAAGTGGAGGAATATCGATTAAAGAATGCGATAATGTAGTTATTAAAAACTGCAAATTCCACGGTTGCTTTAAAGGTATTAGTGTTGAAATTGATGGCACTACTCGATATCCGAGTAAAGACGTTTCTATTATGGATTGCGATATTAATGCACTAGAAGGAGTAGCTATATCTGGAGGTGTAATGGGAATACTACGGGTTACGGGTTGTAATATACCAGTTACACCCTTAAATCCAGAAAGATGCTTCACAGGTGCATTGCAAGGTACCATGAATAATGGATCTGGTATTATTTGCCGAGATAGTGGATGGGCAGACGAGTATATAATTGTCGATAATACTATCGGTAGCAGCTCCTGGGAACCTAATACTGCATTCTCCACTACCGCATACTGGGCTGATGGAGACGGGAGAACGCTTTACACAGCAGATGACGCAACTGGTTGGGATGCAGCCACAGCAAAGTATTCTACGGCATGTCGTGGTATATATGTAGCACACAACCCAAATCGATATATCGGCGCTGGAACCATCAGATACAACACAGCGCCAGAGCCTCGCACGACGAGTCATATTGCGTCTCGTATTGAAAATAACTCTATTCACGTATGGTTTTCTGGAGTCGAAGTAGAGGAATGTTACAACAAGAGCTACCGTGACGAAGAAGGATCAGCGCGGGTTATAATTGGGACACGTATAAATGAGAATCAAATCACGAACGGATTCTACGGAATAACATTTCGACCAAGAGCTAACGCCGAAATAACGTATGATAAGTTTAGGGTTATCGGTATACAGACTTCACGAAATTATATCCATATAAATTGGAGCATTGAGTATGCTCCATTCTATTGGTACAGAGATCATGATTATAAAAAAATAGGAGGCATAGATGGGGGGGATGGTACTTTCAGAAGGTATACTGGTTCATGGGTTAACCTCATGGGAATATCAAACGGAGGCGGTGGCACCACAACTGTGACTAACAGGTTCTGGACACTGTACGATTGGAAGTGTAATGATAACGATATACAAGGCGCATATGGCAATAATGAGGGTGTTGGGATTCTGCCTAAGGCGCACAATGGTGGGTCGTCAATAGCTTACTACTGTCAAATGCGTGGCAATACAGTTCAGAACACGTACTATCCCTTCTATTCTTATTACTGGAGTACGTCTACTACCTCACTAGCATATAGTGTTGTGCAAAATAACTATTACCGAGCAACCAGCCAGCCTCCCACCAGCTACATCAGCGTTACACAATGGAATACTTTGAATGTATCATCTCCATGGGTTGAGACATGGAGACTATATTAATACTAGGAGGAATATGAATAATAAAAAGATAAATCTATTACATGAGCTACTATTAGATAATCTAATACTAGACCTTAACGATTCTGATAAATGTACCCCTGGTCTCTATCAAGTAGTTCGGGGTGTATTAACAGATAACAAAGACCTATTAGACTCAATACCTACGGATACTCTAGAATTTCTTGAGGAAAAATTAACCGATAGTCTTCCATTTAAGAGAGAGATAGGATGAGTAAAACAATGCGGATCAGGAAAAGCGGACGGGCTTACTGCCATAACGGTGGTTCCAATACCAATCCAAGAGTAAAAAAGTTTAAGTCTATCACCAAGAAAAGAAAAACACCCTCATGACATGCGACTGCGACTGTCATAAACAGGATAGTATATCTAAGCTAAAGAGGTGTAAAGAGAGGAATAAAACAAAAGAGAAAAAAATTAAAGAACTTGAGAAAAAGGTCTTGACACTTACACTGATTTGTGCTATAATAGGAACCATAGTAGGAAAAGAGGTTGTTGAAGAAGTGGTTGATTGGTATAATACTTTTGATAAAGTTAAATCTACCTTGACTACCTCATCACCAAGGATTGTAGATTATACTATAGATAGATCCGTAGTATATGGATCATCCCCTGAGCCTGGAACTTTGGCTATTGTGGGA